TAAAGCCTAATTTATTTTCTGCTAGATCTGTATTTAAACACCGTCTTGGCTGACCGTCTGGCTTAGAACTATCAAAGAATATAGCCCCCTTAAATCCCATAAGATTTGCAATCATTTCTGCCAAGTCTATAATCTTAATTTCTCTACCAGTGCCAACATTGATTGGATCTGGCCCGACATCTTTTTCTATTGCCAGTTTGATAGCTTCTGCACAATCTGGAGCATACAAGAATTCCCTCGACGCTTCGCCTGTTCCCCATAGAGTAACATCTTCATTATTCTTAATCGCCTCGTGGAATTTCAATATAAGAGCAGGTATAACATGACTGGACGTTAAATTGAAATGGTCATAAGGCCCGTACATGTTTACAGGAATTAAATTAACTCCGTTAAATCCATATTGACAGTGATATGTCTCTACTAACTTCATCAAGGTTTTCTTAGCAATGCCGTATGGCGCATTAGTTTCTTCTGGATAGCCATTCCATAAATCTTCTTCTTTAAACGGCACCTGTGTGAACTTTGGGTACGCACAAACCGTTCCTAATAGAATGAACTTTTTGATATTGATTGTTCTAGCGGCCTCTATGAGATTCGCCCCCATGATTAGATTGTCATACATAAACTTACCGGGATTTTCTCTGTTGGCAAGAATGCCGCCAACGCTACCGGCTGCATGTACAATAACATCAGGTAAAAAATGGTCGAGTGCTTGATATACTTTTTGCTGATTTCTTAAATCCCAAAACTGAGACCCCGTACCACAAACTTCATAGTCTTGTTCTAATACTGGTTTCAGATTTTGCCCCAAAAAACCAGTTGCGCCTGTTAGTAATATTTTCATAGTACTTTCATAGCTCCAAAATCTTTTCCTAGGTAAACAGTTGAATGCTTTAATATCGTTAAGAGCGATGTAAAAAGATGCAATTCACCGTAGCGATGAGTGTCGTCACAGATTACCCACTTATCTTTAAAATTTCCAAATAAATCTAAGTGATTGAGTACTGGAGATCTATTTCCTTCCCCAATGGGTCCGTCGATCAAAACTGCGTCATATTCGTATTCTTCTGGAAGGTTTGATTTTAATACATCTACATCGTACCACCCATTTTTAATCGGGGCGTGTATATAGGTAGAATCAAAGGCTCCTACATACTGAGCGTTGTGTTCTATTGAGTACATTTTGTAGTGCTTAGATAGGTTTTGTGTGCTCCCAGCTCCAGACCCAAACTCTAAGAGAGACCCTTTTGGAACAATGTCGAGTATGAAACGATACAACTCTTCAGATATATTAGATCCTCCAAACATTAAATTTCCTCCAAGTATGTCTCTATATTCTTATACCAGTCTTTATGTTGCGAATAAGGTCTCGCTCCATGTGCTTCAAAATAATCTAAAGGGTTGTAATCATTTCCGCGCTCCACTCTATCAAGCCTGCCATGCAACTCGCCCTTGTAATTTTTATTATTATATTCGGACCTCTTGATCTTACACACATGTTCGTGCCCGCTTTTTTCTAACATTAGCTTCAGTAACGATTCGTCTGAGAAAAGAGAAAAGTGAGTTCTAATGTTACACTTGGATTCTGTTATTTCGTATAGACTTTCTATCCAATTTTTATAATCGAGACCTTTAGGGTTAACTATCTTCTCCCATACCAATTGATGTGCGCATGTTTTGTCCATTGGCCATTTTCCTATGTTTGGATGAGTGGAATATACTGGATGGTCGTATCCCCACTGTACCAACTCGTTCTTCTTTGCCCTGTCTAACACCTCAAAAAATCCGCCGTCGAGTGGTATCATATCTACATCCACCACTATACTGTGTCCATCTAATTGAGTAGCTAAATACATTCTTGTAATCTTAGCTTGAATTCCAGAATCTATATTGTTATCTCTTGGGAACGTAATATACGGATTCGGGTCTTCATCGTAGTTTCCCTCTATAACTCCAACCGTGGGTTCTATATTATAAAGTTTCGTCCAAGCACGACGAAATAAAGGTAAAACCTCTGTGTATTCTGGGCGATCATTGACAACTGTTATTATATTGTTTATTTTCATTTACACAACTCCAGTATTGTTTGTGCTCTATTTTTATACGTATGATAATTCTTTGCTAAATTGTATCCTTCCTTAGCGAGATCTTCTCGAAGGTGATCGTTTTCGAGTGCATATTTGGCTTTATTGATCATTTCCGTTGTGTTGCTGTAAGTAAGACAGTTTACTCCATCTTTTATTCCAAGTGGCCCATATGCTGGATGTGCAGAGGTTAAAAGCATTGTATGGCAACCCATTGTCTCGAAATTTCTATAGTTGACATCTACCCCAATATTAGCATTCCAATGCACCAGATAGGAATTGACTGCTTCAACCATATTCGGCCCGATAACAAATTCATCAAATCTAAACCGTGGAAAGTTAGCCTTCAACATATCAATGTAAGGCTTCCTATTTACAACATTGCCACAAAAACCAATTCCGTGGCTCTTGTAATACATCGTTTCTAATGGGTAAATAATAGTGTCGTCGTAGCAATTTGGAAGCCAACAATCCTTCTCTGCAAATATTGAGGAAGCATGTAGAACCTTGTCAAATCCATACTGTTCATAGACTCGCGACCCCTTGCAGTGTGCATCAATTGCCCAGATAAATTTTTTAGTGTGTATCCTACTTATGTCTGGCATCCAGTCCCAGTTTTCAATAGAAAACACTAGATCGAAGTGACTGAAGTATTGGTCATACATTCGCCGGTCTGGGTTTGGATCGAAACCATCGTGACCCTTACCCCAAATGTCTACTTTAGCACCATGATGCTCAAAACCACGCTTGAGACAAAAGCACTCTCTAAAATTTCTGTTTAGGTCATGGTGACCGTTTTCTTGTATAATTAAGATTTTCATTTGTTGTTATTCTCAAACATTCTGTGACATAAATAAATTAATTCAGGATTTATAGTATGTCTAAAGTAATAATGATAACAGCCAATATCGAATAAATCTGTGAGGTCTTGTGCTGATTTGCAGTTTATCCTTTTCGCGTCGTTTTGTAAAGCAACATTGTGATCTGACAGGAATTTGCCTATAGAAACGTCGTCCATTAAAACACGCCCATTGTATTCTAGTTCCGTCTTATTGTGAACGATAAGCTCTGCCACATCTCTGCTAATGATAAAACAAGACCCAGAGGCATATTTGATACCATCGTATACACCATTTATTCCATTGTAATATCCAACTCTTGGCTTGTTGGATAAAAATTCATTGAGCAGTGACGTATTGACATAGCTGCCACAATTCGGTCTAAAAAAGTAATCCACATCTGAAATTGTATTTAAACAAAATTCCATAGCAGATATAGTCTTCCTTAGTAGGTTTTCTCTTGATTCAATGGTGTTTACAACAATTTCATTATTATTTGTTAGCACAGCTTCGTTTGTTTCGACATCAGACACTAATGAAGGATTATGAGACTTGCCATACACTTTATAGATGTTTGATGCATACTTAGAATTGTCGATCCAAGTATCTTCACAAGCCTTGACCATATCATGGTAGCAGCGTGTACCCTCGCAATTGTCGGAGGCCAACATTAATCCTATTATCTTATTTCCAGTATTCATATATACCCTTACTTATTTCATATTGCATAACTTTTTGCTCTCTAACTGGCTCTTTGGATGCCCATGTAAACATTTCGCATATTAACTCTTCTAAGTCTGTACTGTCCGAAAAATCAAGCTCTTGTTTTGCTAGAGTGTGATCGCAATAGGCGTGTTTCACTTCGTGTCTAGCTTCTGCGGTTTTTTTACAAACTTTTATTCCACTCTTATTTGCTGCTAAACAAACCTTGTCTGCCAACTGGTTTATAGTGTAGAATTTGTCTGCTCCAATATTAAATGTACGCCCATTAAAATCATCTATTACCCTTTCAAGGGGTTCCATGTAATACTTTATGTCAGAAAAGGCTCTGGTCTGTTCACCGTCGCCATAAATTAGTATTGGTTCTCCAGAAAGGGCTTTTCTTATAAATATTCCAGCAACATTTCTGTATTTATCCCAAATGTTTTGACGAATCCCCATTACGTTGTGGGGTCTTATTATTGTGTACCTCAGTCCATGTTGTTCAGCGGCAACTTTAATATCTTGCTCTATAGCATATTTGGCAATGCCGTATGGGTCAATTGGACGGGGGTTCATTTGTTCATTAAAAGGTGAGGGTTGATCTCCATATACAGCCATTGAACTGGTGAATACCAATTTTACATCATGGTTGATGCAAGCGTTAATTATTTGTACTGAAGATAAGATGTTGTTTGTGTAGTTAAAATGCCTAATGAACGGTGACAGTCCCTCGGCTGCGTAAGCCGCAAAGTGAAAACATACTATTGGCTTTTCTTGCTCAAAAATATCGTTTAATTGAATTTTAGCCCCGAGAGGCCAAGATAAATTGAATTCATAAAATGAAAACTTATCTGACTCTTGTGTTGGTAGGTATTCTTTATACCCGCCGCTTAAATCGTCTATTCCTATTACTTTGTACCCCCTATTGATAAGATGTCTGCTAAAATGTGAGCCTAACAATCCAGCACACCCTGTTACTATTGCTGTTTTCATATGGTAAACTCCGGTTGGTTTAAATGATTATAAACTTGACCAACAAAATCCTGCGAGTCAATCCTTGATGTTGGAAATGGTTTCTTCTCAAAAAATTCGTCATGAACCATAGAGTTGTCTTTTACTATTGGGTAAACCGCCTCTCTCAAGAAATTTTGGTCCACTTGATACTTGTTGTGATATTCTTTGGTATCATAATCCTGAATCATACCTTTAATACCTTTCAGTAGCCCATTCCTACAACCCCACATCCCGCCAAGAATCTCTGTTTTGTGGTACGGGTGGTCTCTCATTATGTGAAAGTTCTTATCGCTAGCAAGCCACTCATCGACAGCAGCCCTTTCTCTAAGGCTAAGGCGAGAATCTGTATCTCTAGAAATCATTATGTCTGCATTTTCAGCGGCAAAGAATCTCCAGAACATACCGTTCCAATCTGCCCCACCCATCTCAATAACCTCTGATTTGAGATCAAGTAATTTAGATTTGATTTCATCCGTAACATCTTCTCCGGTATAAAACCTACACGTCCAACTTGGATAAATTTCTGGGCCTAACTCGGCATTTCTAATTGCACCAATTGTATATTTGGGATCTTGTCCCCACAAGCTAAATGATATGATTTTAGTCATCTGTTATCCTGCATTTGGGAAACCCTCTTTTCTCTCTTTCTTTAAAAACTACGCCGTCTCTACTAGAAAAATATAATGTTTTCTTGGCAGCGTAATCATAGTCTCCAGAGTTACTATTCCCCTTTTCTCCATAATGCTCATGTTTAATAATCACGTTATCAATATATGCCACCTTGCCAAGTCTATGCACTTCTTGTGTAAATTCATTATCACAATATAGACTTTTATAATCCGGGTGGTAGATATATCCAAAGTGGTCATATAATTTTCTACCCAGAATTGACAGAGTAATCAGGTTATTTTGAGTATAGCCATCATTGAAATGAGTACAACCATCAAGGTTTGGAAAGTGCTTAGTCATAGCCAAAGCTATCTCATCATCCCAGCCATAGTCTTGCGGTATCATATCATCAGAAGCGCACACAACAATATCAAAATCAAAATGACAATCTTCTATGTGCGCATTAATAGAACCTATTTTGTTAGTATTTCTATCAAAGTTTATTTGTCCATCTAAATAGTGATACCCATAGATTAGATCAGCTATTTGCCGCTTGATATGAGATGAATTCATTGTATCGTCATCTACATCACAATTCACATTAAAAAATATCGAATGCTTAGAGCTTGCTAGATCTGTATATTTATGTAAACACTTTAGGAATTTTGTCGGCCTAGCTAGCGTTGGAAATTGCACTAAAATTTTCATCATATACTTCCTATCATTTGTTCAAACACATTATTATTGATATCTACGCCGAGTTTAGATAGCAGTCTTTGTGTCCGACTAATACAGGTATGCTTAGGTTTAATTTGTTCCTGTATATTCCCGGTCTTAAATATTCCAGTGATGATCTTTGACATTTTTTTCTGATCATCTGATAGTAGTCTCACATTGTCATTCACAAACATTGCGTCGAATACCAGTTGGGAGAATATGTTTTCTGGATTACCAAAGAAACAAATCTCCTTATACTTATTATATAATGCTCCTAAAGTAGCTACGTTTCCTTCAAAATCAAATTTATCACTTTGGTATAGTCCTGTCATATGATATGTTCTATGCCAGTCTAAATTATTCTCATAACTATAATCTAAATCTTTGTTCGTATATATTCTAATTGCGTCTAGTGTAAAATCAAGACTGTTATCTCTTGGTATAAATAAATCGGCACCCGGAAGAATGTTATGTGATTTAAAATCTTTTAGTTTTGCTTCTGGTACAGAGTCCGGAGTGTTTGTGAACACAAAGGGAACCTTTATCTTTCTGTCAATCAGTATTGTATTCAGTGTATTTGATTGACTTTCATTAAGCCCTGTAACATTTAAGACTGTATCCGTTTTAGAATGTGATAAATATTCAATAATATCTGATGTTAGATGATTATGTCCAGCAATAAATACATCGGGCTTAAATCTATCAAATATATCATAAGTGCTTATTTGATTCTGATTCCATAAGACGGCCTCAATTCCAATGGTTTTCATTGTCTGTTGAAAATAAATAGCCTCCGTGCTATTTCTTGACGAGTAGTTTTGTACAAGCACTTTCATTTGTCTAACCTCATAAGTGATTTTATGTTATGTATTTTATACGTTTTAGTCTTTGCTATTTCTACATCCTTGACTTTTACTTCTTCTATCATTCTACCAATGGCTTCAAACAAAAACCTATTTTTAAATTCAATAGAGCTTATCATATTATGAAATAGACGTATATCATTTTCACCGTATAAATAAAATGAATCGAGCCACTTTTTACTTTTTAAACCGAGGGATATATTTTGTATTACCTTATTATGACTAACAACTCCGATTTCAAAATCGTCTAGCTTTCTGCTTTCCTGAGTCAGTAGACAGGTTTTATTCCAATCTATTTCAGATAAATGCTGTGGAGTCACCAACAAGCTACCGTTCATTATGAAAATTCTATTGTTAACTGTATTGTTGAGTGCGATTCTAGCACTTTCACAGCAATTAGAATTCTCGTATACTTGATTCTCTACAATTCTAATGTTTACATTTTTAAATTTACTTTTTACAAAATCAAAAACTTTCTTAGAGTCATATCCGCAACATATAATAATCTCAAAGTTAGAGAATACAGCCTTTATAGCTTCTACTTGTCTTTCTATTAAGGATTTACCATTGATGTCAACTAATGGAATTGCCCCTTTAGATTTCATCCTGTATCCGTGGTTTTCACTTAGCAGAATGAATGTCACTAAAAAATCTTTACCTTCTCCCTTAATTCTAGGTGAAGTAATGAAGTCTTTACTTTTCCTCATTACAACTCCTATAGCTCAAGGTGCATTCCATTTTCTTGACATCTTTTTTTAACAGATTCAAACATGACTTGAAAATCGTTAAACTTTAGATACTCACTACTGGCAACGTGTCTCATTATAAAGTTTGTTTCGCCAAATAGGCATCGCTGTGAAAATGTAATATATTTCTTCATTAATGAGTTTAGATGATCATTAATTCTATCAAGCGTGCTACTTGCTATAACAGCACCACTTTCGCAAAATGCAAAGTAATGATAATTTCTACATTTGTTAAATGCGTCAAAATCTACTACTTCGTTAGTGCTATATGGAGCATTACATACTAATTCTATTTGATATCCCTTAGCCTTTGTTTCTTCTACTATTCTGACAAACTCGTAGAGGTTCTCTCTTTTTCCTTTAGTAGTTATTATAATTTTAATCTTTTTTGGGTCATATTCAGATCCAACAATAGAATCAACAGTTTGTTGTACCTTGTCGTGAGTTGCCTCATTATCATATATGATAATACCAAAAGATATCTCTACTTCTTTATACGCTTTTTCAAGATATACATTTTCTCGTTCTAGTAGGTCGGCGGATTTTGCCTCATTATAATGTTTCCACTTTTCATCTCTAAATAGGTTACATAGTGAATTCACTGTATAATAAGACGCATCGTCATCTGTAGTTTTGACTACTTTTGTGCCCGCATTTCTAAATCCGTGGATGCGATTAGCAAGGCAACCTATTTGATCTTCCGAACCGTCTCTTTTCATTGAAAATACACAGTGCTTACAATGTGTAGTCGGTCTATTTCCTGACACACTTCACCTCGCAATGTATTCCGTTAATTGTTGTAGTTTCTAGTTCTAGCCCCATTGACTTCATTAACTCACACAGCTTATTAAAATTTAACATTGATTGATTAGTCTTAATAATACTCATAGCTTGATCTTCTGGAATACCCTGATTTAATACGCTTTTAACAAATAGGCGTAACTCAGTTCCTCCGACTGTAATTCTTCCGTTTACTCTTAGCTTACCAACTAGAGCCGCAACAGACTGTTGTATAAATTCATTAGGGATAGCGTCTAGAACATCGTTGGCAAAAATTTCTTCAGATGAATTATTAGAAACATCATCTAAACCCAAGAAGTTTCCATTAAGAAACTCTATTTTTTTATATCCTTCAATACTTGTGTCGCCCTGTTTAACTACGTGTAGTTTCATTTTTTAGCTCCGTATGCCTTGTCAAAGATATTGTTCCAGTTGTTTATAAACTGTTCTTCTGAGAACTTATCAAGAATCGTTTGTCTTGCATTTTTACCCATAGATACCGCTGCGTCTGGATGATCTAGCAGCCACTGTATGTGAGTTTTTAATTGTTCTTCATCGTTAGATATAAACCCATTAACACCGTCTTCTATAATCTCTGGTATCATGCAAGTCGCCGTGCTAACTACTGCACAGCCACAAGCCATAGCTTCCAGTAGGCATGTTGGCACTGGACTAACTGTCGATGTATTAAGAAATATTAGTGACTTTTGATATTCTTGCGATAACCCTTCTGATCCACTGGCAGGTTCTGATAGACCCGGAGAATTACCAATCAGTTTAACTTTGTCCTTAAACGACTCGGTAATGCGACACCAGCCACTATAATTGCAGCAATAATCACGGTTCTGAAAATCATTTACGACACTAAGTATTCTATGCTCACGTTCATCGCTTGATGTGGTAAATAATTCAGTGTCTACCGAGTGATGAACTACCTCATGCTGCTCATCTGCCATTCCCCATGTGTTTACAGAATACTCAGATATAAATACATTAATATCTCCAACAAGCTGTCTCATATGAAAAAATTGCTCATTTGGCCAGCTTGGAATTGGTAGTGTATGTTCAAGCGATACAATAGGAAGTCTTAGAATCCTATTGATTTGATGAGCGGCCTGTATTTGGCCAAACTTACTTTGCGCTAAAATAAAATCAAAGTCTAAACTGTTATATATTGAGTTTGGAGGAAGGGTATAGTAATTTTTGGGCTGCTTACCATACGTAACGTCCCACTGTTTACATCCATCGTATCTAAAGGCATAAAAATTGTGATTAGTTTTAGCTAGCTGAGTTTGATACCTTTCATGCGTATCAAATGTAAGAATATTATATGTCTTTTTCTTACAAATACTTTTACTAATAATGGATGCAGTTTGATTACTCATTAAGTAAACCCTTCATTAGATTGCCAATATTTTCATAAGAGAACTTTTTAGCTTGTTTGAGTCCACTTATTTTCTTTTCTCTTTTCTTGTCCCATTTGTCATAATAATGTCTCATTGTATGTCTCAATTCCATATCACATGGATTGAACCAGTATTCTCTGCCTGTGAATATATCTGGAAATGCAGCATCTGAGCACTGACATGTCGCGTATGATCCTTTTACGCACTTTCCAGTCAGCGTGTCGTCTTTATCTATAAAATCTCTAGGACCACCAAAATCTGAACAAATAGGTGTATTTCCAAAAGCCATCGCTTCAAACGAAGGAATAGACCACGCTTCACCGTGTGATGGACATAAGAAGCAGTCGCAATGTTGGTGTAGTGCATAGATTTTATCTGGAGGGACATCTTCTGATATAATAATATCCTTATGATATTCAGATATATCCCTATACATTCTCAGTGAGTTTTTAATGATTGAAATTTTTTGATCCATAATCTGCTGCACCTGTTCAGAATTATGTCCAAACTTTTTCACTTTTAGCACGAGTGACACTGGCTCAGATTTGTCAAACTCAGCATGAAAACAGCGGATAGCAGCGTCAATATTCTTACGGTCATTTAAATCTCCAATGTAATAAAATTTAAACTTACCTTTAGTTTGTGGGATATTTAAATCTTCATATTTTCTTGTATAGTTTTCCATGTTAAACGTGTGTGGAACTACCTTAACTGGTATACCGATTCCATCATTTGCTAAAAACCAAGCACTTTGCTCATTTGGAACCCACACTTCGTCCATCTGTTGTAATTGGTTAAACCATGCTAGGTGTTTAATACTTGTAGATTCAGATGCAAGATATGCGATATTCTTTTTAAACTTTGAAGAACCTACCAGATGGTGAGGCAATACATGCTGAATGCAGACATCGCAATCTTCGCTGGATTTGTTTTCAAGCTCTTTAATCTTTGCTGGAACATCATTGTCTGATGTTAGTGTAACATGTCTTGCTACAACGTCTACACCGGCTTTATCAAGGGCGAGCATGTTATCCTGTGCAGCCTGAGACCACCCTCCGCGCTCTCTATAGTGTGATATGTATAATACTTTCATTAGTTACCTCAAAAATAATGAATCGCCAGAAATTCCTCAACAAGTAACATATTAGTTACCCCTCATGCTTTTTACTTTTTCAATTCTCATTCGTTCCCATTGATTTCTTCTTTCGCACATACCTTTTAAATTATTATAAGCCATTTGTAGATCGAATGGCTGTCTTGTTTGCGGACTATCAAAAGCTGCTGAAGATTCGTTAAAATACATACCACCAGTCATAGATGTGGTGGTTTTATACATGAGGTCGCGTGTTAACCTCATCTCAAAAAATGTGCCTATCTTTTCAGGCTCACCTAGCACTTTAACAATTAGCCATTTAGCCAGATCTGAGTGGTCTACATTTTCTGGTATATTTTGAGGAAATGGATCTGGTTGATGTATACGTGGTTGAGCAGCCCACGTTTGATCTATAGGTAGAATATCAAAGCTATCGAAGTAATCTTCCCATTTTTTTCCACTCAAGTGCCACTGAAAGTGTTTTTCAAAATTCTCTCGTGTCCACTTGCCTTCTTTAGCTCGATCTTCATCATCCCTGTTTTCAAAAAAGTCTAAAAACAGCTTAGCTGCTGCATCGTTATCTGGAACTGCACGTAAGCATCCAGTTTCTAGTTCTTTATATAGAGCCGCTGGTTTAATTGGATATCCGTCTAGCTTGCGAATTTCACTTTCCATTGCTGAATAATCAGTGCCACACACTGGTATTCCACAGGCGGCTGCTTCTACATACGGAAGCCCAAAACCCTCACAATTGGCATATTGAGTGTAGAGATCAAAAAGGTTTACAATAGAAGATAAATCTTCATATGATGCACCATTCTTTACATTAGATAACGTAGCGCACCACTTTCCAGTGAATGGAGATTGTGCAACAGCCCCTTTAAATAATGACGGAAATGGCTTATTGGTTTCATTACATATATATGTAAATAAAACATGTGATGCTAGTTCATTTTCCTGTAGTAATTCAGGAATGTCCCAACCAAGATCCGGATAGCTGGTGTGGCAATATAAATAATAATCTTTACTTTTAGCTTGGTCTAGGAACTTTTTAAAAGCAATAAAAAGATCCGGGTACAATTTACGGCGTTGGTTACGCATTACCGTACCAATAATTTTGTACCGAGGATCTATTCCAAACTTTTGCTTATGAGCTATTTTGTCTTCTATCGGATGGTAGGCTGGGTGGGCAGACGGTGGAGCACTTCCTAGATAATTAATCTTTCCTCCTGATTGGTCCGTCAAGACACCACCCGCCCAATCCGAATATGTAAAACAGGCGTCGGCGCTAGCATATGTAGCAACCCATTGTCTAGCCTGTGGACGAGCATCTACTGTGGGCATAATGGCCCACTTAAAATAAGGTCTATATGGAGATCTTTCTGCAAAATCTAACATCCAAAAGTCGCGTATGTCGCATACAACATCTGGCATAAAATCTAGACATACATGTTCAAATATCCATTCACCAAATTGGTTTGTACCCCTTGAATCATATGCCTGCATTTCTTCTTGTGACGCTTTTGGTTCACAGTCTCTATTGGGCATAACACCGTAATATTTCCACGGTATATTTGCTGCTCGCGGGTCGTTACGTTGTCCGTAAGATGACATTTCTGCAATCTCATACTTGTCAGTAGAGTGCAGATAATTAAGAATTTCTCGTGTGTATGTAGCATATCCAGTATTTAAGAATGTAGCTTCGCTACAGAAAAGTATACGCTTTTTTCGCATTTTAGTCCTTTTCAGGTTGGCAAATGTCAAATTCGTTGACTCTGAAAATAACAGAGCAGTCATCGGATGACACGTTTCTAGCGGAGCAGTAGACGGTCATTTTAGTACCCTTATCTACTAGCTTTTCAATAGTTTCAGCACCTGTATGCCATGCTTCAAGATTAATAAAAGTAGGAATTCTGGTTTTTTCACCTGTAGCCTTAGATCTTCTATAGGTATAGGAGACCAATGTAAATTCAACAACGCTAACGCCGCCTTCAACCGAGAGTTCCGGCTTATCTGTCACAAAGCCGGTAAAAGTGCAAACATTCATTATGACCCCTCAATAATAGGCAATGTAAGAAAAGCAGCTTGGAGTATGCTTTTGAATCCGGGCTAACCCTAATACCAGACTGAACCCCACGCTGCTGTAATATTTAACAACACCTATTATAGTGTCAAAACTCAAAAAATCCAATTAAATCTCATGAATTTTTTCAATAATAAACGAATTATCACCCTTTTTGACTTCCCCGCAGAATAAAAGGTTGTTACCCTCGTATAGCATATATTCATATTTCTGTCTAGTTTCCGGAAAGACTACAACACTATCAAGCATACAAGTCTCATCTTCAATTGTCAAGAAACACATGAGTTGCCCCGGATTCTTTCCGTTCTTAGTCTTGACAGTATTGATACGAATAATATTACCAGCCACACATAGATTGCCGCCATATTTACCATCAACAATTTCTTTACACGTTGTAGTAGCAGCCGAGGTATCAGCCGCGTCTATTCTTGATAGAGAAACGGGACACCCTAAAAACTTAATTTCCTGATCAATAATCCAAGATGGATCATCATCAAGGCTAAATGGTGGATTGTCAATCATTTCGATTTCATTTTGAATTGTTTGACTGCGTGCAACCGTGCTCGTGCCGCCGCCTTGTTTTTTAGTGGGGGCAATATCTGTAAAACAATCTTTTAGACTAACCCATTCTTTAGCGGAATAATTATTGTTAACCCATTCTTGTTCTTTTTTAGTCAGGATGCGGAAAATCTCATACTCATATAATGCTTTATTTCTAGATACTCCAGTAGACTTTGTACTGAAGAAACCTATAGATGCTAGGGCTTTAAAAGATGTAGAGTTTATTTTTGGCGATAGATAGATTAGAACATCCATCCACGAAAAATCTCTGGATGGTTTACCTAATTCTTCTTCTACAGACTTAACAGTTTCTATAACCTTGTCGCCAGATACTCCAGTAAGCGATTTAATATCTTTGACACCAAAGTATATATCATCACCAAATGCTTCAAACTTTTGGCTGAAACGTGTCAGGCTTGGAACTTTTACTTCAATGTTGAATAGTTTAGCTTCTGATACAAGTTCATAGATTTCTTGGTGGGGATCTTGCTTGTCAGCAGCATGATATAGATAAGATAGAAAAAACTCTTTAGTGTGATTAGCTTTATACCAAGCTGTATGGTATGCGTTTACTGCGTATGAGACACTGTGAGATTTATTAAATGCATATCGTGAAGATTTTTCAATCCAGCCAAAGATATCCTCAGCAATTTTCTTTTTAACAATTCCAGTATTAACGCAGCCGCTGATAAACTTAGTTTTAATTTTAGCCATCAGGTCGGCTTTTTTCTTACCAATAGCTTTTCTTAGTTCATCTGCTTCTTTAAGATCAAACCCAGCCAATTTCTGAGCGATACGCATTGACTGCTCTTGATATACTAGAACTCCATATGTTGCCTTTAGTACATCTTCAAGTGAATTGTCAAGATATGTAACCTTATCTCGTCCATGTTTTCTATCAACATAGTGTTGAGTCATGGATTTACCATCTGTAATAGCTTTAAGGGTGCCGGGTCTGATGATAGCTATAAGAGCCGATAACTCTTCAATATTAGACGGAGCTAGTCTCTTCGACCACGCTTTACCTAGATTACTCTCTAGCTGAAATACGCCCTTAGTATATCCGTTCTTAAACAGATCCCAAGTCTTTTCATCCTGAAAGTTAATATCAGACATACAAATCCCCGTTAGCAAATGCTTTATCAACTTTTAAATTACGGTATACAGCCCTGTGCGTCTTCATAAATTTAATCATTACATTAGCTGTATCTTTTACGTCCTGTAGAGCATCGTGTGCATTTTCAGATGATAGACCCATACGTTCACGTAGGCTATCCATGCTAATAGATTTTACATTAGGGTCGCCTTCAGTCCACATGAAAACATTATCCATTACATCAATTTTATAAATCTGATGAAATAGCTTCTGCCGTTCACGCTTATCATCCCACGGTCCAAATTCTTTACATAGTCTGTCTATAATAATCATATCATATCCAAGTATATTAAACCCAGCCGGTATTGGGGCAAAGAATGAAGTTCCCTTCCAGTTGTACTTATCAACAAACTGAGTAAACTTTTTCCATACAGTTTTTAGGTGTGGAGCCTTAGCTATTTGTTCTCTGGTTTTACCAGTAACCTTTAATGCTCCTTCTTCAATTGGTCCAAGACCTTTTGCGATAGCTTTCTCGTCATCTACTTCGGCACGTATTTCGCTGTTGAATGTACCCTTCAGCTTGAAATTTCTACCATCAAGTGCTAATGCAGCCAACTGCGTGGGTTGACATATTCTTGGGTCTCTACCACCTGTTTCAAAGTCAAATACGATCAAATCTCTATTAGCCATGTGTTTTCCTTTAATTAAGTCCTTGATAATTAGTTATGAGTCTGCACATATCTATAAACTCTTTTTGTTGCAAATCCCATTTCATTTGATTTACCTTTTTGTGGAGCCATTGGACATTCCCTTCAATATACCCTTTACTTGGGTCTATTCTATCTAACGAAGCTGTAGCTCTCTGCTTGCTCTTGTTTGTTATAGCAAAGTGTATTGGTTGTCCTGATATAGAGCATCTCTTCCCTTGTTTAACAAATAAATCCCAAGCATATTCAATAGTTATGTCAAATTCTAAATTTCTTTTTTTTGCTTCACGTATTACCCTGCCCCAGTATGAGTGGCGAATATCTTTATATCCACGATACTGCTCATGATCTTTTCCTCTTTTTCTGGATGTACATCCACAACTTTTAGTGTTTCCAGTAGACAAGCAGTGGTTTCTTACATCTATTTCTTTACCACAGACACAGACACATCTGAAGACGGCATGACTTTTATCGTCATATCCAACAAGGTGTATTGGTATTAAATCTCCAAACGTTTTACCTACATATCTGTCTCTAATATCCTTTCGTATCCCAAACTCTTTCATCTTCTTAGAGATACAAGCCTCAGATACCCCGAAGTATTTTGCTACTTCTCTTTGCTTCTTACCTTCTATCAACACCATCCTTTTTAATGTTGAATGCGTGATGTCTTCTCGTTTTTTCATAGATAGCTCCTTGTTAAGTTTGATCTATCTATTTATACACGAAAAAGTCATTTCGCTTGGTTTTCTTCTAGTAACTCCTGTATGTGCATAACTTTATCTAATAACGAGAGTCCGAGCAAGTCGAACTTAACATGTCCAAGTGCTTCTAAATCTGCCATTTCTAATCCAGCGATTTTTTCTCCACCGCTACGTTGGTTGACCATTGGGCATACTTTATGTAATGGCTCGGCTGAAATAACAACACCAGCAGCATGTTTTCCCTGAGTCTTAAACGTGCCCTCTATTTCAATTGCCTGCTTAAAAAACTCTGCATAGTCACCATCAAGATCTCCATTGTCGTTAATGAAACAAAAATCACGGAGGTCGTCAGCGTTATTGATTAATGCCCATCTGATTATAGAACGTTCATCTTCATCCATTTCCTGTAGCTGATCGGAAATAGCCGCCTCGTCTGGTATAGACTTAGTAATTTCATTCATTTCACTAAAGCTACACACATCACTGATGCGTAAAACTTCTTTAACGGCGCTGCGACCCTGCAATCTTCCAAATGTAAGCATCTGACTTACGTTGTCTTTTCCATAAGTAGATTTAAGATACTCAATGATATCATCACGCTTATTAGCTGGAACATCCATATCAATATCTGGAAGGGAATCTGTACGGGCTGCATTATAAAACCTTTCAAATAATAAGTCAAACTCAATTGGGTCAATCTGAGTGATTTCAATCAAGTATGAAATAAGACAACCGGCAGCAGACCCTCTACCCGGACCCGCTAACCATCCTTGACTTTTTACATATCGGATAATATCTTGCACGATTAGAAAATATCCAAATAACTTAGCTTGATTAATAACATCAAATTCAGTTGTAAATCTATCAAGATACTTCTGCTTGTCGCCTTCTTTATCTACCTTGCCTGTTTTAGACAGGAATTTCACCCATCCATTACGGCATAGCTGCTTCAGATATTCTTCTTCTGACTGTCCAGTTGGAGTTGGAAACTTTGGCAGCATTGGCGGATTAAGAATTTCGTAATCTTCGCACAGGTTGTAGATTTTCTCTAAACACAATTGTCCGTATTCATCATCTGGCATCTCGCTATTGGACTTAACATAGAACGTGTCTTTAATGAAAAACTCTTCATTTTGTTCTAGTTTACCAGATCTTAACAATGTATTTACTTTAGGTAAAGTGGTCTTCATGGCGGAACATAGAAGTATTCTATGGAGATGTGCATCGTCTTTCTCAACATAATGTGACGGGGTTGTAAGCGGGTTATGCTTGAATGTAAGCGAATCGTCACATGGGGACTTATCATGCGTCAGGCATATCAGATTTCCACGTTTACAGATATTTTCAGTAATATGAAAATACTCATTGCCTTCCGGGCTTAACGAGGAAACAATCTCAATTAAATTGAACCAACCCTGTTTATTCTTTGCGAACAGAGTATAATGATCAAAGGAGCAGCCAATAATTGGCTTGATATTATTATCCTTGCATGTCTTATAAAATGATACAGCACCGGATATAGATTTGTAATCTGATATACCGCAGGCTGGATATTCATTCTCAACGCATTTCTTGGACAATTGTTTAGGTTTTGAGAAACCTTTTAGAAGTGAATAATGTGTATAGTTGCAAAGTGGGTATTTCATAATATCCTCAATGAAAAATCAAAAATAGAATGGGCATATCGTCTTGAATCCCGAAATCGGGATATGCTCATGAATGCCCACTCTATTATAGCACAATAACTCAACTTTTACAAGTCAAAACATTGAACTTTACAAAAGTTCCTCAATAAGTCTGCCGCCGTTGGCGATCTTCATTGGTCTTCCACTCTTACTTGTGTAGATGGCCTTGGTGTCAATACTCAGTGCTTGGAGCGTTGTAGCCATGAGATCTTGGGCTTCATAAGACATCCCGTCGATCATCTTTCCATCGGCTGTTGTTGCACCAATAGCTTGACCTCCCTTAAATAGACCACCAGAAACAAATGCGCTCCATGTAGCAGCCCAATGGTCTCTTCCTGCGTTTTGATTAATACGTGGAGTTCTACCAAATTCGCCCATCATTACGATAGCTACATTATCCCACATATTTAATCTTTTCAGGTCAAGAATAAGAGTAGATACTACCTTATCAAGTTCTGGCAGTTTAGTACTTAATGTATCATGGGTCATCTGATGAAGATCCCATCCACCAAAACCAATTTCTACAAACGGCACGCCTTGCTGAATTAACCTTCTTGCCATTAAAGCGCTGTTACCAAGTCCACTATTACCATACATTGCTCTAACTGCATCTGGTTCCATCTGTAGATTCAACGCATTCATTTGTGGAGATGTGTTTAGTCTAATCGTTTTTTCATACAACTTTTTATGATCCATAGGCAAGTCGCCACGATTAGAATCAATGAACCCCTTCTCTATCATTGTCAGCATTTCTAGTCTATTCTGATTTAACTGACCTCCGAGGTTATTAATCTGACCATTAGAGTTAACGATAAATGGGTTGTAGGATGTTCCTAAAAACCCACCACCAACACTGCCTGTACCTACAGAGAAAAATGCAGGTATTTCTAGTTCTTTTCTGGTTTTTCCCAATTCGTATGACACAACCGACCCTACAGATGGATGAATAACTGTTGGATTTGGCTTAAAACCAGTATGCATATAATATGTACCGCGCATATGGTCAGCTTCACGAGTAGACATGCTGCGTATTACAGAAAAGTCTTTTCCAAGTTTAGCTAACTCAGGTAGATACTCACTAATCTGGAAATCTCCAGCGGTACTAATTGGATTATGCGGACCACCTTCTTTTGTTCCGGGTTTTAAATCCCACATATCAATAGTAGGAGGACCACCGCCCAGCCAGATTAGAATCGCAGCCTTTTGGTCTTTAGTAAGTTGAGAATGATTTTTAATAATCTGTTCACCAAAGGCTAGCGATGTACCAGCAAGGGCGGTTAGCCCTGTTGAATGTCGTATAAAGTCTCTTCTATTCATTTTATTTTCCTCACCAAGCTCTACATGACCAGTAGCGGGCTTTCCACTTTGGTCCGGGATTATCGCAATTATGACGCGCTCTAAATGATTTTCGACGTTCCGGTATGTTCTTCTTGATCTTCATGTTAGGATCTCCGAAGTTTACCTTGACAACGTTACCCTTTTCATTCTTTACATAAACGCTGAACTTTTTAGGTCCAGAAGGGGTTCTAAATGGTTTGTTTAGCTTTACTGTACGGCCTTGATATTTTTCAGATTGTGCCTTTTTCCAAGACTCTGGATCTGGCCTGTCTGGGTCTCCCTTCTTCGCTGGTTTATAATTCTTGCCTTCTCTTTCCTTCTTTTTTCTAATATTTTCCCAGAGTCCGGGACGATCAGCAGCAAAATTCCATTCTTCTACTTCTGATTCTTCAAAGTCAACTTCTTCGGCTGTTACATAGTCTTCGTCTTCAGGAAGATAAAAATTGTCCTCATTAATTTCTTCTTCAAATCCAAATGCTTCATATGTAAACTGAAAGTCTGCTGCTTCTACATAATCAATGTCTTCACACGCCTTGCTTATGCATATTGCAGTACGCTGTTTTTGATCTGGATATTCTTCTTTCATCTTTGGGTCACTCATACAGCGACCCATAAACTTGTTCTTATCTTCTTTGCCTTTTTTAGATGGAATTGGCATTAATAACTCCTAAAAATTTTCTAGTTCTGGAAATAATCTATATCTAATATCTTCCCATAACGCTCCAGTGATTACCATAGAAGCCTCATTGTCTGATGGGTAATGAACCCCCTGTAGCATTCTAGCCATACCGACATCAGAAACAACCCCAAAGAATTCACCAGAATATTCTGGGTATGCAGACGCTAATACATACGCGCCTAGAGCGCCATAACATGTATGGCCAGATGGATAAGATGGCGTTTTAGCACTTTTCGTATGGATTACTTTTAGCTCAATTCCATACTTTTCTGCTAATTGCTCTGGTCTGGGCCTATTATATTTCCACTTCAAGTTCATTACTACGGGGTAGACTAATTTATACGCTTTGTCGAAAATATCTTGTGGCATCTTTAACCCATGCCTTTTAAGGATCTTATAATAAAGATCAAGCGGTTCTTCGTCTACCAGTTTAATAAGGTCAATCTGTTCAGCGGTTCTATTCTCAGTTAACTCGTGTACATAGTGAAGTTCCTTTCTTGTGGTTTCACTATTATTAGCAGGGGGTAGCGGTAAAACCCCCTTCCAATTTATTGTGATGTCATTGCTAACATCCCAAGTCTTAGTGGTTTCACCATACTTAATTTTATTTAAACTATCTAATATATAGGTTTCTGCTTGTTTCATTTTTGGTTTCCGCAAAGTACTTTGGTTTTAAGATTTCTTTTGGGGCTATCGCTGGTGGCGGGGGAACAGTTATATTGCCAGACTCTGGCTTAACATAAATAGGAATTGGTTGGAGAATCACCGGAACGTGCCTGTGATTTTCCCATAAAGTATAAACCGATAAAGATAAAGACACACAGACGAAAAACCCCAAAAGAAAATCTTTCATTTTAGTCTCCTACGCTATATCTGTAAGGATATTTTTCTCTTGATTGCCGGTTATTGGCATCGGTCTGCCTTCTATTGAGAACCAAGTATTACCTCTTTGTAGACCCATATGATTGAGAATAGTCCATCTGAGGTCTTCAGGGGTACATAGACCATCTTCTGGAAACTCTGCGGCAGCATTGGTTTTACCAATAATTCTACCCATATCATATGACGCAGAAGAAATCATAAGTGGCACTGAATTACTCCAATGGTCACGACCAGCATTACCGTTAATCTTTGGAGTTCTGCCAAACTCACTTGTTACAACAAGCATAGTTTTTTCTGATAAGCCTCTTTTAGCAAGGGTATCAATTAACAGACCAAGATATTTATCAAGTGTAACCTGACGGGAATTAAGACCTGCGACAATGTTGCTGTGCATATCCCACCCGCCATAATTGATATTTACAAATTTAGCCCCATTTTGCACGGCTCTTATTGCTGATAACATGTCCTTACCAAGCTGATCATCTTTGAATAGATTATAATCCGCATCTTCCTCTATTCTAAATGTTTCGCCAGCTTTGCCGGTTATTGCTTGAACCGCTTGTTCTTGAAATTCATTCCAAGATCTTCCAAGTTCACCAAGTTGTGATTTAGATTCTACTAATCGTAGTAGATTAGCTCTGTTATCAAATTGAGATCTTTCGCCCTTAATCTGGAGGTCACTAACTCCGCGAGCATTTGCTTCATATCCAGTATATTTTTGACCCATCCATGCCGCAGCATCACCATCAATTTTATTCATTTTGATGTAAGTTGGAAGGCCATGAGGTTGTGATACCGGCCCATAGTAACCAGCCACAACTGCACCGTAACTTGGATACTTTTGTACGGTTCCGCCTTGATTACGCTCACCACCAACAACCCAATGCGTGGCCGTCTGATGGTTAGAATCTTTATGATAGAAGCCATGTACAACGCTGATTTTGTCTGCTCTTGTACTTAGCTCCTTAAATAGTCCACCAATATGTAAACCATCTACATTAGTTTGTAGGTAGCCCGTCGCAGATCTGCGTTCTACTGGAGCGTTTGGTATTGGATTGAATGTCTCAATATGAGTCGATCCTCCACCAAGAAATACAAAGATGACATTGTTATCATTTTTAGATAGTTTAGGATCATATTCTCCAGCATATGATGCTGAGATATTACCATCTACAAGATAAGCTCCACCAAGAAAACTAACACCGTATTTAATAAAATCTCTACGTGTATTCATCTCAAAACTCCTTTAGCCGGGGGATTCGTAATAGCCAATGTTAAAACCTTCATTCGTACAACGCTTAACAGTATCATTCATACCGTGCTTTTTAAGATGGTCCTCTATATAAATACACATTTTTTGGTCTGTACCCGGCCAGTTATTTTTGTAGAAATGGCATAGTTTAGTACATCTGAAATCTGACCTTTTATTATTGATGGGTTTAGGGAGGTTATTCTTTTGTATTTCTTCAAATCTATCCTTTAACATACCAAGAAATTTTTCTTGATCCTTCTTGTCGAAACACATACTAAATGGACCACCATCTTTTACGAAAAAGATACTCATAATTGCTTGTTTATAGTCTGGATACAGTTTAGAAATAGCGTAATTGTACAATAGCAACTGTGGATCTTTACATAGTTTATCGTAGTCTTTTTCTTCTCCTGTCGCCCAATCTATTCTGCGGCCAGTTTTCCAGTCGATGACCTCTATTGTATCATCTGATACCTGAGTTACAAGGTCAATTGTGCCTTTTATCGCCAATTGCCCCTTAATAATTTCCCCGTTTGGCATTTCGTACTCAAATTTTGCCCAATCTTCTTCGATTGGAATATCAAAATGAGGTTCTGGGTCAACTACGTTTCTATTTCTTGGATCAAATTGACCATCATTATAATGTAGAGTTTTCCAGCATAGATCGTGTACAGTTTTTTTATCTACATTAGCCCATTTATGATCCGATTGCTTTTGGTAGGACTCGTAAGAAAGTTGCTCTAATTCTTCTACAAACTCTTGAGTATACAGTCTATCCTTATCTACCCTTACCTTGCCAACAGCTTCGTCTACAATCTCAAGGTATTTCTTTCTGGGGTTATCCTGTTGATACTTTTTAAGGCCAGCTAGGACTTCCATTACTTTATGTACCATTGTTCCAAGTTCAGCCTTTTTACCAGATGCAGATCTATGTCCTAAGACATAGGTGATAAAGTATTGCATCTGGCAATAAGAGTAGTTATTATAGCTAAAGATCTCACATAAGTAATTAACATCAGGCACCTCTATATATTTTAGTCAATTTATTAAATAGTCCATCCATTCCAACATTTGCATTTTCTATGATATGCGTAAACTTGGACTGGTCGAAATTATGTGGATCAAGACAGGTTTCGCTAGCGTGATCATCTTCTTCGTAAACCCGTGTTAAACGAATAACTTCCCCTCCATTTTCAAGTATAGATTCTACCTCGTTGGGAAATCTGACATCTGGAATTACTGCTAATTCACTACCCTCTGCTAAAATTCTTTTAATGGTATTATCAACCCATATATTTGGATACATTTTACGCATGATTTCCGTGCCAAAAAACTGCATAAACTCACGAGCAGTCATTGGTCCCTTATGATGACATATCTTACCGTTGGGACCAATATCGCTAGTATCTCCCGGCATATCTTCCCATCTAAACTGCGTCAGTGAGTTTTTATCTGCTTCAGATCCGTATACCTGCTCTGGCCTTATATTAAATAGATGCACTGCTAGATTTTTTAGAGTATCCGCAAAGCTATACATTTTTACATACGGCCACATGTTTTCTTCTGCATAATCAAGAAATGCGTCATCTGTTCTTTGAACGTCAAATACACCCCAATCTTTTACCCCAACTTCAAAAAATGTTTCTATTGTTAATTTACCATCAAGACTGACATTAAAATCTTCAACTAACCCGCGTTCTTTTAATACTAAACCATGAAGCCAATTTGCAGACGTTGTTTTACCAGCCTGTTTTTTTCCAGATATCCCAATAATTCTTGTCATTAGTATAGTCCCTTCAAGTCATTAAGAATATTATTTTGTATCTCTAATACTGACATGTCTCCAACATCTTTTCTAGACAATGCTGGAAACTTTAGCGTGAACAAACGATTAAACATTCTCTGAATCTTTATTTTAGATTCTCTACCAGCTTGATCATTATCTGTAAGAATTACCAACTTTGTTACGCCACTCGTAATAATTTTGTTCTTCTGTACTTCTGATATTTCTTTTCCAAATATACTTACTGCGTTTATAACGCCTGCTTCATGAATTCTCCACACGTCGCCTTGCCCCTCTAAAATGAAAAGGCATGATTTAGACTGTGCGTGTTCGATAGCCCTTTGATAGTTGTATAAATAATCTGTTTTTCTGAAGTGCTTTGTGAATATGAACTTAGGCTGTATATATGTCCTAGTTGCCCTCCCGATGTAACCTGCAATAGAATTTTTATCAGAATAAATAGGTATAACTGCCCTGCTATACATTGGAGAGTTTTTATCTTCACAGTCTTCTACCTCGAAATATTTTAGTGTATCAGATTTAAATCCACGCGATTCAAAATATGGAGAGTTACCAATTGTCGGCACTTGTTCATAAGTACCGACGTTCTGTAACACATGCTTTTTCTTAAACACCCGTACAATCTTAGAGAATTCATTTTCTTCATCGACGGGCTTCTTGTCTGTTTTGTATTCATTTCCAATTGAGTATAGCTCTAATATATACTTCAGTGCATCTTTAAATTCCTTCTGGGTTCCATCTTTTACAGATAATACAGATTTTACAAATCCATAAATATCCCAATTATCTTCGTGGCAACCCCTAGTCCAACACCTCCATTGACATCTATCTTTAGAAAACGAAACACCTTTTGGGTTATCGCTTCCTTCATGGATTGGACATCTACAGAATACAGTATCTCCTAATACCTCATACTCAATATCAAAACTTCCTAACAGTCTTTCTATATCCTGATATACTAGTGTCTTGATCTTATTTAGATCATGCTTCTTCGTCTTCATCGAATGGTAACTCCGAACCCTCGATTGCTCCTTGTGTCTCTCTGTATGCAACAAATTCATCTCTAGTTCTCAATTCTTCTAGTTTACTATATTCGCCAAACATTTTCATATTTATGTAATTACCGTCCATGAGGCCCGCGCCATGTCTGGCTTTCAAGGTTACAAGTTTTCTGTTACCGGCACTTGGACCATCTTCGGCTAATTCCTCAGCAGACTTTAGCTTAAATATAGAAAATGACGTACACAGCCAAATAAGTCTATCAGATCCAGAAACAGCGTCTGTTGATTCTTTAGTGATGCCGTCTCTGTTTAACTGGACAAATGATAGACATGGAAAATCATACTTAACAGCGAGGTTGTGTAGTGATGTAATTTGGAACCCTAACGCTTGATATTCCTGTATGTTGTTTGTTATAGATGAAGATGACATCAATTTTAAATAATCGTATACTACCAAGCATTCATTTGTTTGCCCATTCTCATTAGTGCCTACTTCCTGTATAATCCATCTCTTGATTATGTTAATTATGTTTTCAAAGGGCGCTCCAGCTACACTCACATAAGTGTATGGTATCTCTTTAATCTTCTGTACGGCTTCTTTTGCTTTGATATACTTTTCTTCATCATCACCTATCTTACCGGTTGCTACCTCATTAATAGGTATCCCCGTCATGTTTGCAATAATTCTATTAAGGTGATCTTCCTTAGACATTTCTGTATCGAGCATAAGTACAGGAATGTTTCTTGATGCAACATTTAATGCTACATTATCTGCAAATACTGATTTTCCAACGCCGGGTCTAGCAGAAACTAGGTCAACACACTTTCTACGTAGACCACCGCCAATAACTGCATCAAATCTAGGAAATCCAGTAGCTATACCAATCTGGTCACACTTATTCTCTATTAGAAAATCTAAATAGTCTTCTACTCCATCGCCAATTTTTTCTGGTTTTTTGTGAGTATCATCCTCACGTAGAAATTCCATTATTGGGTTTTCAATCAATCCAATAATTTCGTCAATGTCTTCATCACCATTGATTTTGTCAACGTCGTGTGCTATTTTTACTGATAGAGATTTTATCTTTCGGGCAAATTCAAACTTTTTAATTTGTCCAGCAAAGTGTAGTACGTTTTCCTTTTTGATAGGAAAATCCATTAGTGAGTTGATATACTCAAGCTCTTGCTTTGTATTAACAGATTCTATCAAGCCGAGTTGATTCGCAGCGGATAGGATAGAAGGAATATCTACAGACGCATCGCTCTGCAATACTTTTTCAATACACTTGTATAGAATCTGGTTATTTTGATGCCCGAATGTATTATAATCAATTAGATCAGATACATCTACATAGGCTTCTAATCCATATGTAAATAGACCTGCTAATACGGCACGTTCTGCGCCGATATCTGTCAATTTGGACGACATTTTTTACCTTCCGCCGCAACGGCTACACCTGTGGTAAGAACCATGAATAAACTTTGGATCAATTTTAAATTCTTTGCCACAGACATGGCATTCTACAACTTCCATCTTATGGGGTTTTCTGACTCTTGGCGTTTTTTCAAACATTGGTGTTGAGATATCTTTATCTTCACCATCGTCTGTCCACTGATTTTTTTTAGCTTTCACAGTTTGTTTACCTCTTTGAGATTCTTCTCTAGTGACAGTAAAATCCTCATTAACTTTAGAGGATGACTTTTTATCTGGTTGCTGTTGTTGTTCAACTTGTTCATGTGATTTTTCTCCAATAAAACTTGCTACTAGTTTTTGTTTTTGTTCGTCTGTTAGACTATTAAGTATAGCCTCTAGGATTGCATCTTGTGTCATATTCTTTTTCCCTTTTCCATTAAGCAGTCAGCTTTTTTTCTTACTATTTGTTCTTTATTTTTTAATGATTCAGATCTAGCTTCTGCTACATTCTTCCACTCATTTATTTTGTTTGCTATATGATTCTCTCGAATTACTGTCGCCTCTTTTACTTCGTGCTTCGTGTACTGAGAAAAGTTTTCAGACTCCTGTGATATTATAGTCATTAAAGACCCCTTACACCAATTAATTACCACCTCTTGCTTTCCTTTTTCCGAATTTATATGGTCTGCGTATTGATACAACATATAAGCATAATTAAAACACTCATCTCTAGTAAGTGAGTTCATATCTTTTAAAGATATCTGCTCTGGCAATCTAAACTCATCCTTGAATTCCGGTGGTCCTAGATTCTTTGTGTTTATATAGTTATCTATACCTATAAGAAAATGTTCAAGCCTCTCTTGCGCTGTCAATTTGCTGTCTCCATATTTCTTCGTCGTCTGAATAGTTTAATTCAACTAAGGTGATAGCATTCAACTCGCACCAATCTGATTTTAACATATCTCTTCGCTTATGATCATAAAAGCCAGCCTTAGTCTTATGAAAGAATAGACAAAATTCATAGTGCTGCTTACCATGTACCTCAATCCCCATTGTAGCACTTGGAACGAAAAAGTCAAGGAATAATGCGGATTTTTTGCTTGGATTTCTCGTACCCGGCAGCTTTACTTCTTCGTATACCGTCCATCCTTTAAAAATTTCTGATAAGATTTCTCTAGCCTTCAGGTGATAACTTGATCTTTTTTTTGAATCGTCATTTCTTACGATATATTTATTTAGATCAATCCTGTATTGCTTTCCATTTAGCCCATAAACTTTCATACTATTTCTCTAATTTGTTCATGTATGAACGTAGTTACATCTTCATTTTCAGACAGGAAGTCTGTAAGGTTCTGCATCCCTTGAAATTTGAAAAATTTACTAACCGCCTCTTCATCGTTTGAGTTTATTCCATTATCATCTAAAAGTTTTTTGATAGTTGGATCGGTGCGATTTTCAATAGCTGCTGTAATCTCATACCATGCCCCCGACCTTTTAATCATGCTAAACTCATTAGCTAACTGAGCTATTTCCTGAGCCTCATCTATTCCAAGCCCATATCTAATCCATCCCTGTGCTGTCGAGTTTGGTACACCTCCAGATGCAGATGTTAAAATTTTCCAGTTTGCTATTTGTCCAATATTTGGTCCAGAGTCATCACCAGTTTTTGTCCACTTGCCCTTATGAGTAATAATCATTTTAGTTCCCGCTTGATACTGGATCATGTTTCCAGAATCTTCCATCTTTGCGGGTGCCCATCTGCTACCGCCAGTGTTTGCAATGTTGTGTAAGATGCAAATAACAATAGCTTTATTTCTAGAAACATCACCAGATATTCTCTTAAAAAACATTGACAATAATCTCGGTAGATTATTTCTGACCCCGGTTCTTACTTCGCCTTCAAGTTCTTCTTGCGGAACCATATTTGACACCGAGTCTACAATCACAACTAGATCTGGCGTGCCTTTAATGTATGCTTCTAGTGCGTTCAGATACATTTCTGCTGATACAACTGGTTTTTCGTCTGTGGCTTGAACAATCTTTATCTTTTTTGGATCTAATCCCTTGATTCCTGTAAAGTTCTCTTTTGTCATGCGACCCTCGGTATTGAAATAAATAATATTCTTACCGAGTGCTTGACATTTTGCGGCAAAGTAGAGTGCGGTTGTCGTCTTTCCGGTTTTAGGATCTCCACCTATAATTACACAGTTGCCCTCGCGGATTCCACCTCCAAGAGCAATATCCAATGCTGGAGACACACTAATCTTATTAAACTTTTCTAATTTCTCTAGGACTTCCTCTCCGCTTTCTATAATGCCGCCATACTTAGATATAATCTGATTACTGACAACATCATCTTCAAATTTACTTACCTTCTTCTTCGCCACGTTCTAATCTCCTAAGTTTATCAAGTGTGGATTTTTTGCCATATGTTTTTTTTCTAGTAGTTGCATTTTCTTTTACATCAATTTCTTTCTTTTGTTTTTTCTTAGATTGCTCATTTTCTAGCTTATACTTGTCAAGTATACTTTTAACCTTTGGGTTATTAAGAGAAAATATACTTTTAAACTCTGGACCATGTATAGCTTTAACTACAACTTCTTCCGGATAGTCTTTCAAGATCTTACCAGCAGCGAAGAGTTGGCGTTTAAATGTCCAGTCCCATGGCTTTTTATTCCAGAATTTGTAAGGTAGCGAACCTTCATTTTTATGTTCGGCATTTTTCAAGCACATTATTTCCGCAATGTAAGCCGCACAGGTGCAATGGTCGCCAGTAGTTTGATGTCTATACTTACTCTTTTCGGTTCTTCGGCGTTTCTTTAACATTGATTATAGCCTCTGCAAAACAATTCTCAATTGTGTCACTGTATGTTTTTTCAATTATTAGTTCTGGTATCAACCACATCTGCTTCTCAACGCTGTTGCCATTTATCTTGCCATAAGTAAGGTAGTTTTTAGATGGGCCAGCCATAGATCCCATTACCGATGTAATCAGATATATACGGTCACAATCTGTGACATCCAATATTTCTTCATGAGATCTAAACTGTATAGATAAAGACTGGAGAAAAATGCCAGACTGTGTGCTTAGCTTCACCAAGTCTGTCCAGTCTGACATTTTATACATATATCTATCTACGCCATCGCTAGTTTTACACTTGATCCACGTAGCTTGCTTGTTAGATCTATAATGGTCTAACCATTTTGACATTACTTAGCCTCATTAATTTTGAATACACATTTAGGTCTTGGGTTAGATCCACGCTTGCGAATATCATCTGCCATCATAGATGCGTCCTGTGTCATAATGGCTATACCCTCTCTAGTAGCCATCATATTCTTAGCATTCAATAGCTCTGGTTCATTTCTCTTGCAGTGTGCAACATGTTTTTTTACGGCTGTTTTGCTTCTATCCAAAGCAACACAAATTTCGTCAATATTTTCACCATTCCAGTGTTGCTCTATGTAAAACTTTTCCGCCGTACCTAGTGGTCCCTGTTTAGCCATCTAGAAAACTCCTTTGTGCTCGTGTCAAGTAGATGTTGTTTCTGGTTTTCAGATAAATCATATAATAGTCAAATGTTGACTTTGAAACTTTTCTCATTTTTGTATCAAGAAATTTTACCCTATAGCCATTCATCCCGTTTGGGTCAAACAGTATGCTTTCATGCACACGTATATAATATAACTGAGATCGCTCATTTCCAATTATTTTTGCGAAAAAATCCTCCTTTTGGCTAGAAATTTCTTCGCCGTTCTTATTGAATAGCTTTTCAGATCTTTCTTCTTGAATTATATTTTCGTTTTCTGATATAAATTGCATCAATCACCCTCCATTATCCATTTATGTCTTTGCTTGGGAGTCATTTTATTTATTTTACGTATATATGACTTGTCTTCTTTTTGAGGTTCACTTTCTAGCTTTTTAGCGGCATCTTCTGATAATTTAGATCTGTTTTTCTTAGCGTTTCTGTCTGCTAACTGTCCTATAGTTGATGCGTCCTGTGAAACAAATACTGCTAGACCACCGGATATTAGTCTCTCATAAGTGTTATTTTTACACTTTGGGCATTTCTTGTGAGGCTCATCGTGTATTGACTGATAAACATCCTGTTGGTGAAACCCGCAGTGGTTACACGCATAATCATAATGTGGCATATTAATCCTCCAGAGCCGATAAGATTCGGCCTATAATTCCATTCCTTTGAATATCTGACTTATCTAATTTGCATATTCCAACCCCCTTTACACGCTCTAGTTTATTCATACATTCCTCTAGACCGCTTTTATGTCTAATATCGCTCTGTCTAATATCTCCATTGATTAGAACCTTAGACCCCTCACCCATTCTTGTGATAAACATTTTTATTTGTTCATAAGTGCAGTTTTGGGCTTCGTCTAATATCATATATGTATGATGATAAGTTGCCCCTCGCATGACTTCTAGCGGCTGATAACTGATTCTTTTATCATTACAGTACAGCCCATAAAACGCTTGACCTAGAAAAAACTTAAAATTCTCCTGCATGGGTATAAGATAAGGATTAATCTTTTCCATTAGCTCTCCGGGTAATGACCCAATGTCTTTACCGGCACAAACGAGTGGTCTAGTCACAACTATGTTCTCTATTTCCCCCCTGTGTAAATGTTCGGCTGCTATACCAGCAGCTATAAAAGATTTGCCACACCCAGCCGGGCCAGAACAAAAGGTTACATCATTCTCAATAATATTTATTATATAGTTTTTCTGATTTTCAGTTTTAGCTTCTACATGCTTAATATTATGTCTAGATTCTTTAGCTGATTTATTTTTTCGTGATGTCATATGTTGCCTTTATTTGCCAGAACTTCCAAAACCTTTATCACCCCTATATGAGTCGTTTAGTTCGTCCACTTCTACCATAGCAAACATTTGCACTTTTTCTAACAGAATCTGCGCTATTCTGTCACCGGACTTAATCCTGACTTCTTGGTGAGTATCTGTATTAAATAGACAAACACCTACTTCACCTCTATATTCACAGTCTATCACACCCGCTAAAACATCTACCCCACATTTTACTGAAAGGCCAGATCTAGGCCATATCAACCCGCAGTAACCATTAGGAATCTCCATAGAGATGCCAGTCTTAATCAATAGTCTTTCCTGTGGCCTTAGTATTACATCCTCAGAAGAATATAAATCCCAACCAGCATCGGTGCCTAGATTTTTTGTTGGCAATAAAGCGTTTTCTGATAGCCGTTTTACTTTAACTGTATTCAATCCAAATTTATTACACATCTTTTCATCCAGTTGTTTCATTCTAGCAATATAGTCTTGGCAAACCACATCGTTATTTTCCATTTTTTCTCCTATAGAAGTTCATCTAGGTCAAGATCTTCAATATCATTTTTACTTGCACCAATTTTGTAACTTGTAATTTCATGCTCTTGTGGCGCTACTTGGACGGCCTCGCTGTTCATCCACGGGTCTGTCCATCCAGAAATTGGATTTTTGTAACCATTATTATATGGCAACCCAATTGCTTTTCTTCTAGAGTTACACAACCAATCTATATACTGATGTAGTACAGTCTCATTTAGACCTATAATACTGCCATCTTTAAAGAGATATGATGCCCACTCTTTTTCTTCATGTGCTGCTGATTCAAACATTTTACATGCTTGTTCTTCACATTCGCTAGCCGTTTCTGTAAAACCCTCTTCTTTTACATTAATCAAGATTTTTAATATCTCCTGAGTATTGTAAAGATGTAGAGCTTCATCCCTCTTAATTAGCTTAACAATGTCAGCGTTTCCAATCATTTTCTTGTTTTCGGCAAATGCGAAAGCACATACGAAACTAACGTAAAATCTAATTGCTTCAAGAATGTTTATACTAATAAGTGTTAAATAAATTTGCTTTTGTATATCCTTATGGGATTTACCTTTAGCAATTTTATTCAGAGTATCATATTCTTTAATAGCGACATCTGCACGTTTGAGAATTTCTTTATCGGTCAGACAGCCATCTAAAACTTCAGATGGATCGCTATATACATTCTTGATGATATAAGTATAGCTATAGCTGTGAATCTGCTCAAAGAACTGCCAAACATTCATACAGGCTTCTAGCTCTGGATTAGAAACAAATTCCTGTAATGTTGGCACGCCTCTACAAATAACGCTATCCATCATTGTCTGATACTTGAGATTACTCGTAAAAATAAATCGCTCATTGTCGGACATAATATTATTGTCCTTAAAATCATTGCGATCTTTTTTCAGTTCTATCTCTTCGGGCCTCCAGAAGAATTCTAGCTGCTTTTTATACAGGTCAAAAAATACTGGATACTTAAATCTATCATACCTTTGTAGTGATAGGTCTTCGCCTAGAAACAGAGGTTGATTTAGATAGTCAACATTGGTTTTATTTAGAATAGTTTGCATGTTTTACCTTAAATAGCACAGGCGCCGCTTTCGCAGGTTGATTTTTCAGTTTCGCCATCTCCGTCTGGAGTGTTGGCATAATAAAAGTTTTTCAATCCATATTTGTATCCGTATAACTGATCTTTCAATAGAGCACTTAGCGGAATGTTTCCTTCTTCAAAATTAGCATAATCATAATAAAGATTTGTACTAATGCCCATATCAACAAATTTCTGTATGACTGCCGATATATTCATAATACATTTATTATCTGGTAATTCCCACGCTCTTGTGTAGTAGTTTTTTCTATGTGAAAAATTAGGAACTATTTGCTTTAGGATTCCATTCTTGGCTTTCTTATAAGATAGTAGATTTCTAACAGGCTCAATTCCGTTTGTGCTGTTCTGAATAACACTGCTAGACTCACACGGCATAACTGCGGACAGGGTTGAGTGACGTAGCCCATGCTCTTTAATGCGAACACGTAGTCCATCCCAATCCATATTGTAAGTAGGACTTACAAGTTCATCTACTGTCTTCTTGTACCAGTCAATTGGCAATAAGCCCTTAGAATATTTAGTATCTTCAAATCCTTTACATCTACCTTTTTCTTCTGCTAACTTGCATGATTCATTAAGAAGATGCCACTGAATTTTTTCCATAACCTCATGAATTAGATGAAGTGCGGTATTATCATAATAGAAGACTTTATTCTTAGCTAGAAATCCAGCAAGGTTTGTTATACCAATACCAAGAGATCTTCTATTCTTAGTGAATCTTTCTCCAGCTTTAACTGGATAATCCTGATAGTCAATAATAGACTCAAGCAACCTTACGGCCATAGCACATGCTTGTTCTATATCCTTGTCACTATTAACTTCAAGCAAGTTAATCGCAGACAACATACAGATGCCAATTTCACCATCCTCATCATCTATAGAACTGATTGGCTTTGTATGATGAAGAATTTCTACACATAGGTTTGTCATTTTTACTGGAGCATCCCAGCTTCCATGCTCATTACATGTATCAATATTCATAGAATATATACGACCAGTTTCCAGTCTCTCTCTACAGAATATTTCCATCAACTTTCTTGCTGATATTTTTCTTTTAAACTGTAGCTTTCTAGAGTTTTCATACTTTAGGTATAACTTTTCAAATTCTTCATTGTCGCCAAAAGCCTCATATAAGCCGGTGGCTTCATCTGGACTGAACAAAGTAATATTTTCGTTCTTTACAAGTCTCTCATAAAACAGTTTACAAAACTGAACTGTATAGTCAAGTTTTCTAACCCTGTTATCGTCTGTTCCAGCGTTATTCTTTAATACGATGATGTCATCTATCTCATAGTGCCAGAATGGAATATTGACGTTAGCAGACCCGCCACGTATGCCGTTTTGCGACGTAGACTTAACAGCAGCTTCAAAGTTTTTCAGATATGGAATTAATCCAGTATGAATTACTTCACCACCACGTATAGGCGAATTAATCGGTCTGATCCGACCTGCATTTAACCCAATACCGGCCCTGCGTGCAGTATAACGCCCAACGGCATGAATAGAAGAGAATATACTATCTAAGTCGTCACCAACATCTACGAGTACACATGAAGCAAACTGCTTGATAGTTGTACGCACACCAGCCATGATTGGCGTTGGTAGGTTTATTTTAAATGTAGAAAAACAATCATACGCAGTTTTAACATCACGTATATCGTCAAATAGACACATTGCAATTAGTATATAGGCAAACTGTGGAGTTTCATAAATCTCTCCAGTTGATCTATTCTTTACTAGGTATTTATCAATCATTTGTTGTAGACCCGCATAAGTATACAGGTCGTCACGTTCATGCTTCATGAACGATTCAATTTTTTCAATATCTTGATCTGACCATTTTTCAAGTATGTTTGGGTCGTACACCCCATTATCAACTCTTACCTGAAGATGATGAAGTAAACCGGTAGGATTATTCGGTTCGTGCCACACATCTTTTCTTAAAGACATGTTCAGCAACCGCGCTGCTACCTGTTGATAGTTTGGAGTATCAGTAGAAATCAAATCAGATGCGGACTTAATAAGTATCTGATGTATTTTTCTTGTTTCAATGCCATCTGAGATAGAAAGATTAGAATTCATTTCTATATCAGAAAACGATACTCCGGCTATTCCTTCTGTTGCCCATTCCAAAACTTTATGAATTTTTTCAACATCATAGTTTTCCGACTCTCCGTTTCTTTTGAGAACGTGCATTGTATTCCTTTATATGTCAATTTAAAAAGAGACCGGCCAGATATGGTTTTGAATCTAAATTAGATTAGATATCTTATTGAATCTGGCCGGTTGTATCAATTACCATTGTTTTTTATATGGTTTAAACTTTGGTTTTTCTTCTGGAAAGAGAACCGCTGGATCTGGAGTAGTTCCAACTGGAGTTTCTATTTCTGGTTCAACTGATTCTTGAACGGGTTCTTCAACTGGTTCCTCTATTATAGCGTTCTCAACGGGTTTTTCCAGTGCTATTTGTCCAGATTGTGGATTTTTTATAGCATTCAAGATCTCATCATTTTTAACAAATGTATAGCCGCTACCTTTTATTATTTTCCACCCCTGTTGTTTGAGTGGCATAAATTTAGCGTTAGATTCGCGTGTATTTTTTTCTACAATGATAACATCACACCCACTTGGCGGGGTGCTGCCATCGTAAACATAAGCCTGAATATTTAAATCAGCACATCTACTTAATAGCTCTTTAGTATTCATAGTCACCTCCAGTTAAGCATGTTATTAATACGCATTTGCTGAGTGTAATCTACACCGTTAATAATACACTTACGGTTGTTATACTCATGAATCCATTTTTTCTCTTCTTCTGAGAGGTGTCCACCCTTAGACATCCATCGCAACTTTTTAAAAGCAAATTTAATTACTGCATTAGAAACAGGGTCTTCCATGACCCCAAGAATTGTACCAAGCGTTCCTCCAATACCAATGGATGCTAGGATAGATACCATATTCTACTCCTTGCTAGGAGACTCTGGTGTAATTTTTTGTCCTAGTTTTTTCATCATCCGGGCCTTTAAGAACCCACGAACTCCACCGGTAGCTTGACCTGCACCAATAAGTGCTAGCAGACCGGCAATAAGCCTTTGAAAGAACGATCTATCTTCACCATCTTCATTTTGAGTTGATTGAAGTTCTTCTATGGCTGGTCCAACATTACTCATAACGCCAGATATAATTTCGTCTTTATCTGGAACTACTATACCTTTTATATTACCTTTAAGATCACCAATTTCATCTCTAACTGCACTAAGAATAATTTCTCGTGTAGTTTCAGCTTCAGTTGGTGGGGGTGTGACTTTATCCCTAACTTCTAGTGAATCGGTAATAGCTGTATAAGCCTGTGCGTGTATTCTTTCAAATACGATTTCCAAAGGAGTTCCTTGTGGAACTTTTTCTAAAATTGATCTCTCTACTTTGCCAGCAATTAGTGATTTAAGACCTAAGCTCTGCTTCTTTACAAGAACCATAACGTAAAATGGATCTGGATCAATACCTGCCGTTGTTACAAAAGATTCATACCTTATAGGTTGCGTTCTTTCGTCTACTATTTCTATGTTAGCTTTACCATCAAAAAATTCTGCGTTAGCTCTAGCTATTGGGCCTTGAATTGCTTTTAGCAAAACCCTAGCGGCAGCTTCTCGTGTAAAGCCTTCTAGCTGCTTTTTAGCGGCAACTATGATTGAAACATTTTCCCAATCAATATCTTCTACTATTGGTTCTGTTGGTGTTGGAGCTACCTCTTGACCCGGTGGCGGCGGAACATCTAAATCGTCTGGATCGGATATTCCCGGAGGTGCTGGTGCTGCTGGTAACTCATCAAATTCTGGATTAGAGTTCCAGTTATCTGGAGGTGTAGGTGTTCTTGGTACTGATGGAGGACCATCATCTGGAACAATCTCTCCACCGGGAGCATTACCAAATAAGAGAGTGCCAAGACCCTTAACGCCCCTAATGATCCAGCCTAATAGTGATAATCTTCTACCAGAGGTATATCCAGTTGCATACTTTGATGTTCCTCGAACCCATACGGTTGGTAGTTTATCTACATCTTTACCAGTCGCTTGTCTAAATTCATTTACTAATTGCTTATTATCCCATTCTCCATTGTCATGTTTTACTTCAATTGGATTTAAGCCTCTAGAAGTAAAATCTTTATATGATACTTCTCTCTTTAACACTTGGCACGCTCCACACCAGTCTGCTGTGAAGATAACAACATCTGCTTTTTTTGCTATCTTTGGTTCTTCATTTTTACGTGGGCTTGCTGTGTCACCAACCTTTGCTTTTGACGCAGATAATGCCTGCACAATTAATCTATGTGCAGAAAAGTATGAATTATTTGAATTAAGTGGAATGTCTACAGCCTGTGCTATTCCAACAATTTCATCATTTTCATTAATTAGTGGGCCTCCAGAATTACCCGGAGATATTCTCATTGATGCATAATTTACAGTTTCACCATTTCCACCTGTAATTTTACCATACGTTACAGCGTAATTTCCACCCGGATAACCAATAGAATGAACTAGGCTATCAACCGGTGGTGGACTATCTGATACATTAAATGATTTATACCTTTTGCCATTTTCGCTAGGAACATAGTATACAATTGGACCATCTAATGCATCTGTAACGTATACAAGTTCTGCTGTAACATCTTCCATTTTTATGGATTTTCCAAGTCCATTCAGACAATGTTTAGCAGTAAACAAATAATTACCGTCCACCATAAAACCCGTGCAACCACTGAGTTTAATTACCCTGCTGTCGGTATCTACAACATCTACAGGTTGTGCAAAACCTATCGAGCTACAAGCAAGTAAAACAAGTGTAACAAGTAATCTTTTCATATCAATCTCCTGTTTAAGTCCCATCTATTGTGAATAAGTATTGTATTATGGGGGATCTCGCTAAATCCGCAGGAGAAACCCTTTCGTCTGCTAAATATGGCACAGGGTCCATGAATTCTTTTCTTAGTGCCACTGTTACGGCTGTACTGCAAACCTTCGCTTTAGCCACATCGTCATCATTAATATTTTGCTGAAAAATTCTTGCTCCCGGTATGAACCTCATAAACATTTTAAATATATTTTTCCAGCCGTATGGTTGACCAGTCCACTTAACAATATCCTGAGTCATTTTATTTGCTATTTCTTTTGTGTAAACAAGATCTATATTCTGTATAGACTTGTCATCTAGCATTTTTTGGTATGATATTGAGTTAACTGGTCTAAAAACGTCTATATTGGTTGGGCTATCTTTTACTTGACTTTCTAGCGATACCGATCTACCACCCTTAAACTCTCTAAATTCTACACACATCCAAGTATCATTAAACTTACTTGCAAGTGCTACATGAGAATGAATACCACCTGTGTACCGTTGTATTAAAAAACTTATTAAACCTTCACCTCTAAATAATAAAATATCGCCTTCTTGAAGGATGCTTTTAGCCTCTTCGTACTTTATTAACATGAGAACCCCTTTATGGTTGGACAATATTAATTAAATATCCTCCGTGTTGGTCCTCCCCTACCTTGTATGGATAACCAGATAGGATAATAGCCTTTCCTTCTAAGGTTTTCGTTTCTATGTAAAATTTCCTAGCCATTTTAAGGCATGATTCAAATTCATGTATGACATGATCTCTATCGTCTTCATGAAGGAAAGACAACCAGTCAAAACCTTCCATATCGGACTGAGATTTGCCAGTGACTTTATAAAATGCTTCATTAGTCCAAATTAATCTGCCATCTTTGTCTGTTTCAAACAGTCCGGCATCTAGATAATGTAATGAAGCCCTTGTTCTTTGATCTATTACCCGCTGTCTCTTTTCTATAGTTTCACAGGTAGTCCTCAATGAATTAACTGTATCTTTTATTGATTTTCCACCGTTTGTTGTAACTTCTGACTTGATTTGTTCAACTGATAGTTTTAACTCTTCATTAGTTTCAAAAATCTTATTGACGGGGATAATTATTTTCTTCCATGCCGTAATAATAATTGAAATAGAAGCTACCAAAATTGTTATTTTGTCTAAATACTCTATTATTCCGTTTATTAAAGAAGCCATAGCAGCCTTTCATAAAAATGGCCAGACCCCAAGTGAGATCTGGCCTAAGAATCAGACTGCATTATGATTCATAAACATTCTTCGCTTTGTACTCGTCGGTTGTTGGATTAGGAGCACCAACTCGATAAGTAAGTTCTCCGGGAACGCTTCTTGTTGGAGCAGCAGCGTTATCAGATGCGGCTGTTGATCCATCGTCTGCCTGTACATAATCTTGTGCGTTTCCAGCCCCAGAACCCTTTGTGAATGGAGGGGTAATCTGTGTGCTTGGGGCAGCAAAAATGTTGAATGTAGCTCCAGATCCTAGACGACGAGTAGAATTGATCGCATTGATGCTACTCCTTGTGGAGAATGCACCGTTGTAATCAGATCCGCCACCGGCTAGAACTGTATTAGCAACACCACCAATAGTTGTAGAAACGTTTCCACCCTTCATGACCCACTGAGTAGCATTAGCTTCAAACGCTAAAGTGCCTCCAGAAACAGCCTTAGCAATACCAACTCGATCAGTTGTTGCTGCACCGGTTCCATCATTAGCAACGACTGTAGAACCAAATGATTCACCTCTATCGTCAGCCAACTGATCTACCCTGATGACACTTGTGATTGGACCACCAGCGGCTGTATTTCCAGCATTAACAATTGTACCATTGTTATTGTTTGTGCTAGATGATGTTACCGCTGAAGAACCATCCGTAACCTGAACTGTAGCCATTTTAGACTCCTCCAAAAATAATAGAAAGTTTTTATCAATTCCAGTTCCTTTTTAGCTCCAGTTCCTAGTTTATTATACACATTATCTCATTTTATATCTTAAAGTTTCTAGGGTATTTTTTATTTTTAATCTAACTGTTTCAGGGTGGATTCCATTTTTAATACCTATTTCTCTCAAGCTATAATTCCATAGATACTTATCTACCAGCATATGGCCGTCTTTTAGCTGGCTAATTTCATCCATTACGTCAATCATCGTTTTCTTTATTTCAAATGAATTATCTGCTTCTACACGGTGTTTATGTAACTTACGGTTAGTTGGTTCATTTTTCTTCAATTGAGTCAGGCACTCTACCTTCAGCCCATTGTGTAGGTATGTAGTAAATTTTGATTTCTTTTGCGGGTCATAATGAACTATAGCTCTAGACAACGCATTGAGGGCGCAACTATTAAGTTCGTCTTCAGTTAATTTGTTCCTAAATCTGTTAGTAACTGACTTTATTAAAGCCTTTATGTCACTATCCTTACTAGCTTCCTTAATCTTCTCGTTCAACAGTTCTTTCTTCATCTTTTACCTCAATTTCATTTTCAAGTGATTTTCTAACATCTGAAAAATTAAACATTTTTCCAACACCAATAAAGAATCGGTATCTGGATACAACTTTTAAAGCCTCTATTCCTTCAATCTTTTCAATCTTATTTCTTAGTGACGGTGTAATATCAAAGTTTGTATGGCCGACCCAGCAGTCGTAGTTAATTGCCAGCGATAATTCTTTAATTAGTTCTTCACTAATTGGAACACCCGGTTGTTCCATTATAGCATCGACATCTTCAGAGTCAAGCATATCTCGAAATTCTTCTGGAATTTCTGGCTCAGGAGGCATCATTTTAGATATAATGTGTTCTATAAACGGGTTTGATACCTGATCCTCTATTACATCTTCATACTTTTGCCAGCCTATTTTTTTTTGTTTTCTCATACTAACCTCCCCGTAAAAGATCGGTTGGACTAATACATGGTTCCTCTGAAACTTTCCTTTCTTTATTCTTTGTTTTTCGTGTGCTTTTAACGTCATTCTGCAAATGTTCTTTCAATTCTATTTTAGCTATTTCTTGAATTCTATTTAAAAAGTCTCTATACAGGTTTGGATTTTCAGACTCTGCAAAGCCATCTTTAATCAAGTCAATGGTTGTAGCTGAAAATTTGTTTGATGTTATGTTATAAAATAGATGAGCAAAAAACTGCATTGTTGTATCTTCAAAGTCTTCAACATCTATGTCTACTATGCATTCACCTGTATTTTTAATTGAATAGATTATAGATGCGACTATTTCTTCTTGTACGATTTCGATTTCATCAGACATCTAATACTTTCATTATCTTAATAGCAGAATTATCCCAGCTAAATTCTGTAGCTGTATCAAGTCCCGCTTTGTTGTATGTATTTTCGTGATTTTGCACACGCACATGCACGCTTCTCATATGGTTAGATATTTGTTCTATTTGATCCTCCCCAATACGTGCCCATTCTCCCTTGCCATGAAACCATTTTCCGTCATAAGCTATTTCTGTGTCATCTATCGTTACTAGCATACTATTTTCTTCAGTACAAAATTCAGTATGTGCTGAGAAGTCAGTAATAATAACCTGTTTACCACAGGCCATCATCTCCAGTGCCTCTAGATTCCACCCCTCAGCCCTCGCTGGGAAAACGCCGCAGTCTACTTTTCTCATAATATTATACACTTCTTCCTGTGAATTTACACGAGGAATTAGTTTAACTCTTGGGTCATTATATTTATTATACCAGTAATTATTCTCATCAGGAGAATTGAATGGGTTTTCACACATCATCCATAGTTGCACGTCTTCATTATCTGGAAACGCTTTTTTGAAAGCATCAATAAGTACATCGTGGCCCTTGCGGACTTCCCATTTTCCACAGTTAAAAAATACTGTACTGGATGGTTTTGGCTCTGATAGGGCTTGAATAACACTGCCGTCAAACACCTTCATATCAACGCCAAGAGGAATTACATGTGTAATATCCTCCATGTTATATCCCCAATAATTCTTTTCTAGATTATTTATTACTATTTGCTTAGCCCATTCTGAACATACGAAAATCATATCTACACTTCTCAAGTGGTGCTTTTCTAGCTCGTTAAATGAGTCTAATTCAAATATTGGAAATCCTACACGTTTACCGCCTCCAACGAATTGAGACATATCATGCTGATGCCAAATGCGAATACAGGGTGCTTTTGGGTTAAACATATTTCTATTACCCATTAAACCTTTTACGTAGTTTGCCTGTACGTCACTTGTTACGGCTGGATCTCCAATAGGCCATAAAGACACTGGCATATATTTATCTAATGCTTTACAGATATTATAACCCGCTATGCCATAGCCTAGTTGATTTATTGGTGCTATAATGTTAATCATAGATTTGATGCAATTCTTATAAATTGTTGAATACTTGTAATATCATTGTTTGAAAAAATTTGGGCACAAACAGTTTTAGCTTGCGATGCCTTATATCCAAGAGACTTTAAGGCTAAACAGCAGTCATCAAATAGCGGGTGTTTCTTAGGTTTTTCAACTTTAGGTTTTGCAACTTTAGGTTTTTTGATTTTCTTTGGTTTTTCTACGTATAGTATGGTTGGCATATCCTTTTCTATATACCCAAGCTCAAAGAAATCTAGATTACGCTTAAACCTGTACTCTTCTGGACTATTGTAGCCTCTAACTAAACAGTACAACATATACGAAAAAAAAGCAATTACAATAACAGAACTCATGTGAACACCATGCAAAATTAGTTAACGGAAATTTTCTTGACTAAATCAGCTTCTGAAACAATAGAATCTACGAATACTGTCAACATCCCATGCTCCATAGAAGCGGATTTGACTTCATGATTCTTAGAAATTCCAAAATTGATCGTGAATGCCCTTTTGGCGATCCCCCTATGATTATAGCATACGGAACTGTCCTTGTCGAGACCTTTTGACGAGATTGTCAAAATATTTCCTTTTACTGACACATCTACATCGTCTTTACTGTATCCAGCAAGGGCGAACTGTATTTGTGCAGAACCATCTTCCTGCTTAATGATATCGTACTTTGGGAAGGATGAACTTGAATTTTTCCCACCAAAAACGTCAAAAAGCAAACCGTCCAAACCAACGCTTCTATGTAGAGCATCTGCTAGTTTTAAAGTAGTAGTCATATAGACCTCTCTTTCTAGTCACCCATTAGGCATGACAATTGGCAGGTGTCCACATGAGTCTATTCATCTTCAGCTATTATGCTGCAATGTATTGCAAGTAGCCAAAAAAAAATAATCACTAAGATTTCTAATATTTTCATTATCTAAATCTCGCACACCAGTAATATCTGCCACTACGTGATTTATACACGGCACAGCCTATTTTGGTATAACGAGAATTTAGTATGTTTCTCCTATGTCCGTCACTATTCATCCACATCTGCACGACAGATTGTGGACTTACGTTTGCAACAGCTATGTTTTCTGCACCATGTCTAATGTTGGCGTGTTGTAGCGTTTCGTTTTCTGCCATCCACATTGAGTGCTCAATCGCTTCATTCATTAACTGATCATCTATTTCAAGTACCGATAGTCCATATTGTAATCTAACAATATTGTGATATTCTACCGTTTGATTAAACCATAAATGATAAGTTATAAAAAAACATAAACAGTACATATAAAATGAAAGCGGGGCGACATGACGCCGCCCCACCCTTTTCTGGCTATTAGTCTTTTTGAGTAACTGGAGGACCAAGAGCGATTTCATCTGCCATTACACAGATTGAACTACGCTGATTGCCTTCTGCATCCTCATAATTATCCACCTTTAGCTTACCCTGAATTTCTACTAGCCTGCCTTTAACGAGGAAGGTTTGTAAAGTTTCCGCCATCTTGCCAAAGCAGAGGACGTTTAGGAAAAGCGTTTCATCGTCTCGTCGTCCATTAGATGCGATTCGGAACTTACTCATTGGAGTACCCTTATGGGTTGTTCCAGCTTCAGCGTTCTTAGTGAGACGACCACTCCCAATCCAACAGTTCAAATTCATTTCAGATCTCCAGTGCAGAACGAATACGGCCTCGCACAACCTGTGCGTTGCCACGATTAGATGCGCTTGTTGAAGCGCTGTAGAGAGTCTCGGTAAAACTTCGTGGTAGACCAAGTGCTGTACCAGCCTTTAGGGTTTCACGCTTGTTTGATCCATAAGATCCTACTCCGAGATAATTTGCTACCGCTGTGACGGGGTTAAAGGTTTGACCCTTGCTCTTACCTCGTGTTACAGTAGCGGTAATTGAGTTACTGTCATCAACGCCCCAATCGTAAGAAGCCGGGGCAGCAGACAGTGCCTGATAAAAATCAGATCGTTCCATTTTCAAATCCTTCATCAAAAAGTTACTAAAAGTTATCCGACACAACGTCAGATGATATTGGTTCTAGTTTTTCAAGTTCTGCCTTGCCTTCCGAAAGGTAAGATTCAAGATTACTGATCTCGGCGTCTAGCTTTTGCTTTTGCTCCCGAAGCATCAGAATCTGATTTTGAACATTGACTAGATGTGCCTTAGACATTTCTGTTAGCGTTGGCATTCTCTTCTCCTATTATAGTCTGGAAACGGTGATTTTCAAATGAAAATCTTGAAAAATTCTGAAAAAATCACTAACCGAGAATCTCGGTTCTGTAAAGATACACCACGGGTTTTTAGGGTCATAATACCCCCACTCGGTAAGATGTCAGCTAGGGTAGTGATAGAATATTTATCTCAAAACTCTTTCGAGTATGACCCTCTAGGTTGATCCTCATCAGAGCCTAGATTCTTGCAAGATAAATTTTTATCAGTCGGCAGGATTTGTGAGATCCATCGGGGTCCGGTTTATTACTTTTACCATAATAAACTTATTGAAGGTTTGGCTACCTTCCGGCCTCTACCTTACGTACATTATGTGGTACGCCTGTGTCTTCCGAACTCTCTCAATCAGGGTAGGAGAGCTATACCTCACCAGTTACTCTTTTGTACAATTTCGATTCAAGCAAGCTCGGTTGACGATCTTACCTTTCGGTAATCATACTCTATTATAGCGTTGGCCAGATATTTTTCCAAATTAAAATTCCCCATGTTTAAGGAATTTCATTAATTCCTCGTGTGACCAAATATCTTCAAATTGACCATCAGTCGCCATGATTGCCAGTTCTCGATAATTTTCGTACATTGTAAGGAATTCTTCTGCAATTTTTCTAGTACCAAATTGTCTCAGAGTTTCTTCAGCGTGTGAGGTCATTCGGTTTATCTTTTCACCCCTTGAGATACCACTCATAATTTCTCCATTTTAGAAGCTGGAACAATGTAATTCATAGGCTTTCCAATGCCATACCGGCGTTTTACCTTAAATTTATCAAAATTTTCTCTCGTGATTTTTCCAAGAATTTGAATAATTCCATTGGAACTATCAAATCTTGTTAATACATAAAGTTTTGGTGGTTTTCTAGTCTCGTATTCCCTTACGGGAATCTTTAATTCTGGCTCACCAGAACCCATATAAGTAATAGTCTTTACTTCTATTCCATTAAAGTCCTCTCCACCGTCTCTCACTGCGTAAATTTCCTCATCTACGGAGTCACCTGTTGCAATAGCCCATCCGAGTTCACCTAGAACACCTAGAAAATGAGCCATATATTGGCGGTCAATGTCCATCTTGTCCGCAATTTTTGTTTTAGCACGATTGCTAAATAGTTTTGTATCTTTGTTTCTAAAAGATGAATGTTTAGCATCATGTCTTTTAATAGCTAAATCAACAGCATAGTTTAGTTGTTCTTTATTTAACTGTATGTTCATTCTGATCTCCAATGTTTGGGTGATACACCGCTAGTATACTTTATATCGACAGGATGTCAATCGAAATCTACTCAAATTCCGAATATTCATGAAGAAAAACGCCAGCCTCAGCAAACATTTGTCTCGATGTTTTAAAATCTTCTTCCCAGCCAGTATGTGGGTTCTCAGGCGACACAACCCTCGAAATACCTGATTGTATCAGCATAGACGCGCATCTAGGGCACGGCATAAAAGGATAGGTATAAAGAGTGCATTTTTCTAACGACCTGTTAGCAAACAACAGGGCGTTCATTTCCGCATGAACGATAATTTTGTATTTTTCTTCCCTATTGTTCAGACGTTCATCGTCCTCGATACTTCTTGGAAATCCATTATATCCGATAGATACGACTCTATTGTTATCATCTATGATAACAGCACCAACCTGAGTACTAGGATCTTTACTCCAAGATGACACCTCTCTTGCGAGTCTTAAAAATCTGAAATCCCATACTATGCTTGAATCCCACATTATCCTCTCCCATACTTATCAGAGTATCTAACGATATCATTTTCATCGCAAACCCCACACTGCATTTCATATATCTCAAGATTACCAGAGCCAGTATTCTTAATCATATGTTTTATTCGTTTGTTAATAGTAAAACTATCACCAGTAGATACTTCGATATCTACACTGCCCAGTGTCAATAGACCATTACCACTGGCTACGAACCAGAATTCATCTCTTTGTTCGTGTGACTGATAGGATAATTCTTCTCCCTCAGAAACCACAATAGTCTTAAATACAACATTGTTTGTTCTAAATATATCTTTATAATACCCCCACGGTTTCAAAATTAAATCATTCATAGCATTCCTCGTAATAGTCGTAGAATTTATCAACAAATCTGTCATACGTGTTAGCGTTCCTCAAGTCTTGCCTAATAAGATTGTACAATTCTTTTGGAAACTTCATCATACCATATTCTTCAAACATTTCAAGTGAAATCTTCCTTTTTTCATTGGAGTCCTTCATCACGTAAACGTGTTCCTTCTCCCTACCTTTAACTTCAATCGTCCAGTCATCAATTGCAACTTTAGGTTTTTTCATATGAATCGTCTACTCACTTTCTGTAAAAGTTCAGAAATTTGTTCAAGTTCACTGGCAGACAAGCCCTCCATGTAATCTTTACAACACGGTTCATCACGAGTATCTTTCTGTAATTGAGAAAATCTACCGTCGTAGATATACCCAACAGTTAATCTCCTGCCGTCCAGTATTGTCTTCTTATCTTTTGACAAATAAAACATAAAAAAATCCTCCAAAAAAGTTACTGACTTCTATACTATGCTCAACATAGCAAAAAATCAATAAAATTCTTGGAGGATTACTAATTTTGTTGTAAATTTATTCAGACAGCTTGATTTCGAGCCTATAAACACGATCCTCTAGCTTATCTATACCTAATGCTTTCCTTTGCAGCCATAAACCAAACCACATTGAACCAACTAATACGGCAATAACAATGAAACACCCCAATAAGGCTTCACCGCTGGTTGGACCGCCATTCTTTCCACTCGTCATCGTCCTCTGGCTCCACAAAAAATTCGTTATAAGTTACTTTTAGAATTCTAAGATCCTCACGGCGAACTACTGCAAATTCATCATCGACATCATCGTAATTGAATATGACATTTGCAATTGCATCTTTAAGAGGTTTAAACATCTGATTCTCCAAGTTCTTCGTCAAACTCTCTCATAAGTTTCTCGATCCTACGTTCACGTAACATCTGCCTTCTTTGCAGTCTCAACTTTTCTTTTACTCTTTTTTCTCTAGCTTTTACCTTTTTGATTTTTCTTCTTTCTTTGCCCATAATCAATCCTCATATGGCCAAGTGGTTGCAAGAACATCATTAACGCCATCAATTGTTACTAGCCACCTTCCGTACTTTCCAGTTTTTCCCGTGCTGATGGTTACATAACCAAGCTCGTTAGTTACCTTATTAAGCAGGTCCGCACACGTATTAGTGGCGAATGTCCACTGAGGATGGCCACGTTCAGGTGTATCGACTCCCGTTAGGCGTCCTCTAATCTTCACCGTCACCCCAAAACCAAGATCCACTAGAAAGTCAACGGTATCACCGTCTACAACTCTAGCAACTTTAGCTCGATACTGGTACATAATCTTCCTTTCCATTTGTAATACAGTTTTTTGTTGACCACCAGACATCGTTAATTCCGATGGAATCTATGATTGATTGACAATTAGCACACGGTTTACTGTTCTGTAATATCCCAAACCTGTTTAGTCTTATTATAACAAAAGAAAAGCTGCTGTCAAGGTAAAATTTACCCCACGCCTTAGAAATTGCATCAGTTTCTGCGTGTGCGTAATTGTATTGTTTATATTTTTGTACGTTAAATCTATTTGCAAGGTATAAGATTTTGGGACTTGGATCGTAACTATTTACTCCGATTGATACAAGTTTATTTTTCTTATACAGGAATGCAAAGTGATACGGCCTATACCGCCCACTCATAGGCTGATGATACTTGGGGAAAAGATCAAATGCCATTCCTAAAGATTTATCTATCCGTTTCATTAGCTTCTAAACGCTTCTATCGTATGCTTGAATGGATTTCCTTCAATGTTTTGTACCTGCTCCAACATTATAGCAGCAATTTCGCGGATTTCAAGTTGAGCATGTTCAGAATTACGAAGTTTTTGGAAATTCGCAAATGAGCGCATATTAAACATAATATCTGCCTGAATCTGGCTGTTGTATGTTTTGAAGAATCTCGCTGACTCTTTTGCTCGCTTGCGTCCCAATACTGGTTCAAGGTCTGCCAAGCAAGCGTGATATAATCTATTACCCTCTTCAGTATATTCTTCTAATCTTTCATACCAATCATCAGATGGGGTA